GACGATCACCTCCGAGAAGCTCTATGCGCTGGGGCTTAATTCGGTCAACACCCTCAAGATCACCGTCACGGACGGCAAGGGCGGTACGGCCTACCGTCGCGTCACCTTCAAACGCACAAACTCCGCACCGACGATCTCCGGGCAGGACAAGGCCCTCGGTCTGAAGAACGGGAGTTTCGCAGAGAATTACACCGTGAGCGACGTTGAGGGCGACAATGTGGTCGTCACCGAGTTCGTGGATGACGTGCAGATCCGCAGCTATCAAGCAACGCTGGGGCAGCAGGAAACGATCGAGCTGACCCGAGAGAAGTGGCTCTCGCTTACCAATGGACAACACCAGCTCCGCATCGAGGCGGTCGACGGCAACTTCGCCACCAGCGTCCGTGTATTCTCCTTCAGCAAGAAAGAGACAGTCATTAAGTTCGAGCTGGTCGCGCCGGAGGAGACCGATGCAGCGGCGACTAAGGTGCTCGTGACGCCGACGTGGAAGATCGAGGGCGCGGTCGCCAAGGTGGAGGCGTGCAACAACGGTTTTGACGCCGTTCCCACATGGGAGGACATCACGGCGATGGTGCAGATCAACCGTGTCTACAACTTCACCAACAAGACCAAGACCGCGAGCAAGTGGGGCGTGAATATCCGCTTCACCATCACAAAGAATGAGGGCTTCGAGGGTGAAGTCTCCATCTCGGGTTTCGGAGGTGCGTATGAATAAAGCTATGAAGTATTTGACTCCGAAAAAACCTATCTCCAAGATCGCCCGTGACCGGGCAGAGGAGATGGAAGAACGGAATGTCGACCTCTACGAGGCGATCGCTGGACTCTTTGAAGAGCTGGCTGCGCTGGAACAGTCCAACGCGGAGCTGAAAGTCCGTGTTGAAATGCTTGAAAAAGGAGGTACGCAGAAATGAAGGTTAAGACCTATATGATCGCCGTCTATGCCGTTCTCGTCAAGAACGGCAAGCGCGAGATCGAGGAGCTTCCCGAAGCCTATATCATTCCTGTTGCTGAGTATTTGGCTACTCAGGAAGAAGCTACCAACGAATGAGATAAGCGGTGAAGCAAAAACCCCGAGGTAAAGGCAGTTTACATCTTTCCCGGGCAACCACAAAGGCTCGTCCCGCAGTACACGCAGACCACCTTGAAGGGGGCCGCGTTTGCTGTGGGACGAGCCTAAGATTTTCTTCTTAGAACGGCGCTATTTTTTCTCAATTATCCTGTCCGAATTTCTCAAAAATCGTGTCGCGCTACACTCTTCCAATCCCAACATACATTCGCCCTTTAGATAATCCAGGTCTTCATGAATGGCGTAGCCGTCATCCATATACCGGGCATATCCCTCAATCCCCAGGACTTCTTTGAAATAATGGTCAAGCGGACTCGGCAGCAACAGAGCATTTGTCTGACTGATCTGACTGCCCAGGCCAAGCCCTACCGGGCCAAAATCCGCAATGAAGCTGTTGTGTAAAGCCCGAATACGGTCATCGTGGAGCCGTCTTTCCGCCTCCGCCAGCAGAGGTTCATGGGGAGCGTCATCGAAGAAGCTCTTGAAGTCATAGATCAAGATGCCACCAGCCAAACCATGCTTGCGAAAATGCCGTTCCAAGTGATAGACCATCCGCCGTAAGGCAAAGTCCATTCCTCGGTGCTTCAAACTGGCGGAGTTGTCGTAGATGAAAGAGGCGGAGTAGATTGGCACAATGCAGTAATCACATAGGCATTTCTGGACTGTCCGCTCCGAGATATGAACAGAGCGAATATGCCGTTTCTTGCCACGCTCCATGATGTAGAACTCATGGAAGCCTCGGTGAATAAAGGTGCCATTTCTCAGGGATAATAGGGTTTCAGAGATATTTGGGATAAGATTGCTGATATATCTTTGTGTAGAACTTTTCCAGTACACTCCTTTACAGCACTTTTTCGCAGAGAGATATAGATGCCGGAACGAAAAGACTTCATCAAAATCTCCACAGGCCATACTTCGCTTTAGACGGGCCTCGTCCCTCTTTGTTTTCCTGCGTTGATAACGGATTTCCCTTCGTTCCTCACTTGTCATAAAAAGGGGTTCCCTCCGTACAGTATTATTGTGGGGTACGGGTTCTAACTGCATAGTAGTACCAGCCATGAAATGAGCTACCGTACAATCGCTCACCATGCAAGCAGCGTCCGGCTGACTACATCGGAAGTTCCCGTTGCCGGAAAGGGTATATTTCAAACGATATACCCGGAAGTTTTAGCCTTTCGGCAGGGTACAAGCCCTCCTTCTGCAAAGGGTACTGATTTCACCCAACGGGGTTACTACGACTGACCCATACGAAGTTGCAGAAGCCGAAGGACACGCCATTAGAGTTGTTGGCGTTGTTATTGTTGGCGTTTCCCGAACTGTTCACATTGCAGAAATTGTTGGTGTTGCCGCTATTAGGCGAACGCTCCCACCAGTTGTTCGCAGAACAATAAACGGATGACAGGACTTGACCCATATCTGAAAACTTACACCGGGAGGTCTTTATACCTCTCGCTGTCAGCTTTCTTCACTTTTGCGATCAGCTTCGCTTCCTCTTTGATGTACTCTCCGAACTCCTGCATGGCGTGGTCAATCCACGGGCATTTTTCCGGGTTTTGAAGAATAGCGTCATAGAGCAAGGTCAGCTTTGGACTGAGATTTTGGAGGGCAATATTGGCTCTTGTCAGGCAGTCCCGGCGCATTTGCGCTTCATGCTGGTTTCTCGGATAGATATTGTTTGCCGCCCGAACCTCGTCATGAACCGTGGTGGCAAGAGCCATGAGCTTGTAAAGGAGATAGGGGCCGTACCGCTTAGGAGCCTTGGTGACAACGGAAAAAGTGTGAGCTTCCAGTTTTCTTGCAGTTTCGATGAACTGCATTGGGCTTTCTCCCCGTTTAGATTTGATGACTGACATAATTACCCTCCTATACCGCCCCTTACGGGGCGGGATTTAGCAGATATTGGATTAAACGCAGAAGCCGAAGGACACGCCACAAGTGTCACTGGCGGCGTAACGGTAAGCGCTGCCGGTGCTGACGACAAGGCAAAAACCGGTGGTGCTGTCACGATAAGGAGAACGCTCCCACCGCCAATCCCGCTCACCGTTCTGCTTGCACTTTCCGTACTCGGTATTCTCCTGGCGATACCAGCCATACCAATGCCCCTCGCCACCATGGGAGTAAATCTTTCGACCAAAAATTTCCTGCTCGGACAGAACAAACAGAGGGTCAGAAGTCAGGCCGTACTTCTCACTATTTCCGCCCAAACTCGTCTTCTTCAAACAGGGCTTGATGACCTTCCGAAGATCAGCAGGAAGCATTTCGATGACGGAATTGTTCAGAACCTTGCGAAGCTGAGAATTTTGCCAGCCGCCCTTGTTGGTGTACTCAGGGTTCATCTGAAAGTCATCATTGAGGGTTTCTACCGTTTCAAAGGTGATGGGCAGGATATTATTCTCTTTATCCGTATCGTGATTGAAGTCGATGATACGGGCCGACATAACTGTGCCATTAGACAGGGTGAATTTTTTGGTATCGCCCTGAGCAAACACCTTATCAGCCATGCCAGACTGAGCATACATAGCGATTTCAGCCCAAGAGCAATCGTCCAGCTTCATCTTCGGGAGTTCGGGAAGGGTGTAAATCCGGCCATCTGCGGGAACCTTGCAACAGGAGCAAGTAGGGGTCTTCTGCATGGTGGAAATGACTTCCTTTTGGTAGGTGATCGTCCGCTCCATGCGGTCAAACTCAGCCGCAAGCTGAGAAAATACATTCTTATCCATGTGAAAATCTCCTTTTCAATTTTCAAAATGTCTGGTATAATCAGATTGAGCTTTTACGCTTGCCGTGGATGGGACTGCACTCCCGTCTGCGGCTTTTCCTTTTCTGCGTAGGATAAAACGCTCCGGCCAGTTTACAAAAGACATAGAAGAGGAATAGGGCAAAGGCCATGTGAAGCGTTCCGGTGCCAAGAGCCATCATGTCTTGCTCAACAGCGGCAACCGTTCCAAGGAGCCAGAAAAAGGAGAGAAATGCCAGGGTTCCAAATATCCGTTTCATTCATCTGTAACCTTCTTCCACACATACTCTTCTCCGGTCTTCTTTCTGTACCAGTCCTCAAACTCGGCCCTGTGTACGGGGTCAGTGAAATATTCCCGCACAATTTGAAGCAACAACAGGCTTGCGGCTTTAGCCTGGGCTTGAACTTCCGGTACAAAGGCACTCACGGCTCCCCGCATGACCCCATCCGCATCTGATACCGATGTAGAATATCAAGGGAGCGGCGAAGGATTTCGTCTGCTTTGTCCCCGGTGCGAACACCAGAGAGCGTTGCGGACATTTCGTACTTATCAGTCATCAGTCCTTCATCAGAGAGCTGCCGGATAAGCCAAGTAAAGGTCAGACTTGCACCAGCCACAAGTTCCCTGATCTGCTCACGGTAGCTCGTGCGCTCCTGCTCCGTCAGCCGGATAACAGGTACATCGGGTGTCCAATACGGACGGGGTGTAGGGTTTCCCACCATCATGCGACCTCCTTTCTTCGATTTACAACTAAAGTTATAAATAATCCTTGTCAACTAAAATCGCTTATGCTATACTGGACTTGCCACAGAACAATAAGCATTAGAGATTTCATTTTTGCATAGGAGCCGAATTTCTTTCAAAGAAAGAGATTTGACCCCTCGGATTGTTGTTGCCTGTTTTATAACTTTCGTTGTTGATATGAGTATATCAACGATTATCGTTGTTGTCAATAGGGTATCAACAATTTCTGTTGATTTATTTTCAGGAGGTGCCCGCACAATGAAAACGGTAAATCGTACTCCCGAAGAGCAAGCTATTCTCGATAACATTGTTGCCTGTCTAAATTACAAGAAAATTGAACAAAAGGATTTATGTGAATATCTTGGTTTTAGTTCTCAGATGTTCACAAACTGGAAAAACAAATCAAGTAATTCTTATCTGAAACGGCTTACTAAAATTGCAGAATTTCTTGATATTTCAGTCGATCATCTTTTAGGAAAGGTCAGTATTTCCGGCGCGTCAGAGTTAGAAGAACGGCTACTCAGATACTTTTCTTTTTGTGACGCAGAGGGTAAATTGCGTATTATTCAATGCGCCATGAATGAATTTGACCGAACAGCAAAAGAAAAAACAGACCCTTCGGAAGAGCCTGTTGTTGGCTAAGGTCATCGACCTGTCTGAATGGAGAAAGACGCTATGAAAATCACAAAATTCCCCATTGACCTCTCCATGTTGACCGAAGAGGAAATAGACCAGTTCAGACAAGACCCCTCCACACTTTTTGAAGGGGACACCGATGTATCGTTGTACCTTCGGTTCAGCTCCGAGCGGCAACGGGAACAATCCATTGAAGGGCAGCTCCGTGATTGCCGAACCTTCTGCAAACTTAATGGCTACCGTATTACCGCTATCTATGTAGACCGGGCCACCACCGCCCGGAAAGATGTGGAGAAACGGGTTCACTTCCAAGAGATGATACGGGACAGCGAGAAAAAGCCATGGGAGTATGTGGTTGTTTGGAAACTTGACCGCTTTGCTCGGAACCGAACAGATAGCGCACTTTTCAAATTCCGCCTCAGAAAGAACGGCGTAAAGGTCATCTCTGCTACTGAGAACATTTCTGAGAAACCGGAGGGTATTATTCTTGAAGCTGTGTTGGAGGGTATGGCGGAATTTTACTCTGCCGACCTCTCGCAGAAGATCACCAGAGGTATGAGGGAGTCTGCCTTGAAATGCCATAGTATAGGAGGTCATGTTCCTCTCGGCTATAAAATTGAAGATCATAAACTGGTTATCAATCCGGCTACCGCTCATATCGTCCAAGAGGCTTTTGAACTTTATGCCAATGGGGAAACCGTGGCCGATATTTGCCGTATGTTTAACGCAAAAGGCTACCGCACAGCCAAGGGAGTAGAGTTTAACCGGAATAGTTTCAAGTCCATGTTCCGTAATAAACGATATATCGGGGTCTATACCTACAAAGATATTGAGATGGAAGGAGGCGTTCCGGCCATCATTGACAAGGAACTGTTTGAAACGGTGGGCCGTAGGCTCTCTAAGAACGCAGAAGCCCCGGCAAGGGGCAAAGCCAAGGTGGATTACCTCTTGGCCGGAAAGCTCTTCTGCGGCCATTGTGGAGGCTCTATGAACGGGGAAAGTGGCACCAGCAAGACCGGAGCTGTCCACAATTACTACACCTGTTATACCAGGAAGCGGAAACACGCTTGTGAAAAGAAGCCCTTGAAGAAAGAATGGATAGAGTATATCGTAGCGCAAGACGCTATGGAGTTACTGACCGATGATACCATTCAAGAGCTGGCAGACATGGCGATCTCTCAAACTGAACAGGACTTGCGAGAAAATACCCGTATTCCTGAACTTACAGAACGGATGAAGGAAACAGAGAGCGGTATTGCCAATATTACAAATGCCATTGAAAAGGGTATTGCCTCTGACGCTCTTATGAACCGACTTGTAGAGTTGGAGAAAGAAAAGAAAAATCTTCTCCGACTTTTAGCCGAAGAAGAGAAATATGTCTGTAAAATTGAGCGGAGCCAGATTGTCTACTGGCTGACCGAGTTTAAGGGAGGCCGCATCGAAGACGAGAGATACCGGCGCATTATCATTGACCTCATGGTGAACTCCGTTACCGTATGGGACGAACCTGACGGTTTCCGCATTACGACAGCATATAACTTGACCTCCTGCAAGAATAAGACTTTCCGCATAAACCCTTCCAGCGAGAAGGGGTTCGGATTTGAGGGGTCAAAGTCCACCAAATCAAGATAATCCGAACCTTTTTCCGGTAGGGAATGGGTTCGGATTTATCATTTACTTAGACGAAATAGTGTAACGCAAAACGGCGGCGGTATG